TGAATATTCATACTCACCGTTGTTTCGATTTCATCATAAGATTCAATACCTTTTTTAGGGTCTATGCAAACCCATTCAACATACCCATTAAGGACGAAGGTTAATTCTTTTCCTTTCTTTGGGCAGTATCTTGACACTATTTGGTTTGCGGTTATTCCGATTAATTTCATAATGTTATAATTTTATAAGGTTATAAGCCAAAAATATAGGCATACCAATCAGGCAACCTAAAAATAAATATCGACTTATTTTGTCAATAGTTGTAATAATTTGTTTTTGTGTTTTCATATTAGTTAATGTTTTAATTCCCCATAAAAGTAATATTATTTTTATAGCATCCTAATAAAAAGTAATGTTTTAACAAAACTTTAACATTTGGCAAAATCAATGAACTATATAAGGATAACACGCACCCGTTAAAATAATGGAATTTTTGACATAGCCAAACATTTAACAAAACTTTAACATATTATTTATTATGTAAAATAGACAAAAAAACCCCCAAGAAAGGGGGTATTAGATTCACATTTATAGTTCGGGAGGGGTATTAAATTCACATTTGACCCCCTATTGAGTTCACATTTAGGGGTATTGAATTAACATTTATGCTATGTTTTTTTTCAATAATATACTAACCATCTTTCACCACAACAAAATCAGTTAGTACTCTTTTACATGCAGTTTCATAATGGTCAGGGTCTTGCTCCATCATAATAAAGTTTCGTCCAAGATTTTTTGCTCCAAGTCCAGTAGTTCCGCTTCCACAAGTATTATCCAAAATCAAATCGCCTTCGTTTGTGTAAGTGCGTATCATATACTCAATTAAAAATAATGGCTTTTGCGTTGGATGTAATGTTCCACGCTCCACAACTCCAAATTTTTGAACTTGTTTTGGGTATCTAAAGCCAGTATTTACATCACGATAGTTTGTGTATTTCCCATAGCTACCTGTCATACTTGTACTTTTAGTATGGTCTTTCCCTGCTTTATCTTTGTAAGGTGTACCCTGCTCCATTTGTGGGTTATAAGTGCATTGCTTTTTGTAAAATACAAGTATATCTTCTTTGTCTCTCATTGGCTGCTTCTTAGCGTTCAAATGTCCTGTTCCTTTTGGTTTTTGCCAAATCCAATCGTATTTAAACATTTTTGGGTTGCTCATAATCAAAGCACTTGTAAATGGTTGTGCTGCAAACAACACTATTGCGCCATTATCTTTAATTACTCTTTTGTATTCCCTCCACAGTCTATCTAAATCAATAACGCTATCCCATTTGTTTTGAGTTGTCCCATAAGGCAAATCACAAAAAATCATATCAATACTTTTGCCGTCAATATGTTTAGGCATTAACTCTAAGCAATCCCCTTGATATATTTTGTTTATTTCCATGTTCTGTCTATTTATGCTATGAAATTATTTTCCTGCGAAAAGAATGTGCCATCCTCCAAAAATAAATAATTATTATGCTCAAACTTTTGCAATAAGTAATCTTCTGTTAAATATACAGCAGCCTCCTCCTGACAGGCTCTTAGCCACTCGTCAAAGCATCTTTTGAGTATTATGTTAGGGTTATATTCTTTTTCGCTTAAACACTCCTCTAACTCAGCGTGAAGCGTTATATCAATATAGTAGCCTGTGAAGAGTCCATCGTATTGTCTCATTGTCTTTATTATATAATCAAAGTCTATATCCTTATATTTGAATACTTTCTTAAATTTACAAAAACTACCCTCAAGACCATGGAAGTCTATACTGAACTCCTTGAGTTCTGAATGTAATATCTCAGCGAATACGATTAAGCTGTTAATTGATTCGTCTCCGTAAACATAACCTTTTTCTATTACAGCTTCACGCTGTTGATATAAAGCCTCTATTTTAGAGACAGGTTTCAATTCATTGAATCTATAAAGTCCGTTTATTTCTCTCATATCATTTTTTGTTTTGGCATTGTTCTAATTTATCTAATAAATCCTTAATCTTAAATTCCAATAGATTAATCTTTTCCTTTAGTATTTTCTCATTCATATTTCATTTCCTCTAAGTGTTTCATAACTAGACCAACAACCTCTGCTGCTAATGTTGAATCCATTTTATACTCGGTAATCAATTGCATTGCTGCTCTGATGGCAGCTAATTCCACCTTCAATGAACTTACGAATTGTTCTTCCATTATTCCTTTATATTATAAGTTTCCTTCTCAATAGTAATTGAGATTAAAGTTTTGTAGTTAATGAACCTGTAGCCATTGCTATTCATATCGAATACAGGAATCAATCCTTTCTTTATTGGGTCAAAAGTCAATCCCCTTCCCTTAACGTGCTTTACAACACCTGTCCTGCAATTCATAACTCTTTCTGAGCCATCCTTCTTAATGAACTTAGCAGAGAATACTTTGCCACTTGAAACTTTGTCTAAAATTTGTGTGATTGTCATAGTAATATATGTTTTAATTGTTAAACTTGAAGCTAAACTACATAATATTTTTAATATACCAAAATATATTAACATTTATTTAACAATGAGTGCATCAAGTGCACCAACTTTTAACTAAAAAGTTATTTGAAAGCTATTTGATTTTAGTTTGTGTGTTTCTTTCGTGTACTCTGTGCACTTAAAAGGTGACGTCTGTGACAGATTTTATACCTATAATACTTTTTTTTTAACTATATAAAACAAATGTTGCTATAAAACTTGTCATTCTTGTCACCCTAATACTATATATGTATCCATTTATGGATACAATTTGCGTCTTATTATATGCATTATTATTTCTTATATAAAGAAAAAACCACCTCCGCTATGAACCGAAGATGGCTTTCAAATGAAACACAAACAGTATTAAATAATTAACTAGATTAAAACAAGACAAATGTATAACATTTATTCCAAACAAACAAATTATTTTACAACATACATTCCTTTTGGTGCAGTTCTACCTAATAAGTATTGAATTAAATACCTTGCTGCATCAATTCCATGATTATATTTATCAATAGGAGTAACTCCGCTAACCTTCCAAGCGTAGTTATTAAACTCTTTAACTAGGTTTTCTCCTTCGATGTTTATATTATAATCCTGCATCAAAGCAATTCCTGTGAGTATGCTGCCTTTCTTTTTTAATGTAGGAGTCAGATTAAGACCTCTTGAGTTTAATTCAGCCCTTAGACGTGGCTCAGAGTTATCAATCACTATAAGGCGTTTTCCTGCGTGTCTAAGGCATAATTCATATATATTGGATGTAACTAGTCCTTTCTTGTAGAAGTGCTCTTTAAGCCATATTATTTTGCGAACCTTGTCTACACAGCCTTCAACTAATACAGACTCATCTCTAGAAAATCCGATGTCTAATCCAAATATCGAATCTATTTCAGTATTGAATTTACCCACCTGCCAGTCGGTGAATATAACTCCTTCTGCCTTCTGTAGCCATCCACCTAAAATCTGATGCTTATAATGATTAGGTCTTCTCTGTTTCATTCTCTCAATCTCCTTCAGGAATGATTCAGAAAGGTTTTCTCTATTATCTTCGTAGGTTGTATGGATATAAGTCACACCATCTTTAGTGCCATTAAACCCATCGGGAATGCCTCTATTCTGAAAGAACCTCTGATAAATCCAGTGTTCCTTAGTAGCAGGGTTTAGAATCAATAGGCATCTGTTCTTAACTCCCTTAGCTCGTATAGAAAAATCTATTTTATCAAAGTTCTCTTCCTCCTGCAATTCCTCTGCTTCATCAAGTACAAAAGTATTAACCCCACTAATAGACTTTAGCTTTGCAGTTTGGTCTCCACTAGCAGTCTTAATCCCTGAGAAGTATATTGAACTGCCTGTTAGATTGTTTATTATTTCAAACTTAGTAATACTAAAGTGTTCAAGTAATCCCATCAATTCCAACTTCTCTATAAATTCAGGAATAATACTCATACCTGCTGAACTCATTGTATATCTAGTAAACAATATTTTGTTGTTCTCCTCGAATGTAAGCAATACTAGAAACACAGTAATACTAAAAGACTTACCTGAACCTCTTCCACCAGTGATAACAAAGTACCTACTATCAGAGTTTAATCCCTTATATTTAGAATTTAAAGAAACACTACTCATATTTCTTTTCCCTAGTTCCAAATTCAGATACTTTTAAAGGTCTAATATAGTAGCCTAATATCGGGTTCACTCTATAATTCCAAAAATCTTTAGGCATATCTTTAGGGTCACTTATCACTTTCGCTCTGCTCATTGTTTTCTATTTTAGGTGTTATATCTATTGTTTTAGTAGGGAAAAAATCTATAATGGGGATATTTACTTTTGTATCTATCTGTATGTTTTGTTGTTCTTTTGGTCTACCATATCTATATTCCAATAGCCATTTCATGTGCTGAACAGAACCAGTCTTAGCTAACTTAGCAATCTCTACCCAAGCCTTCTCTTCACTACCAAAGGCTTTCTTCATTGCATTTAAAGTCATATTAGCTATGTCCTTATCCTTTGACTTACGTGGTCTCCCTTGACCTCTGTAGACTCCTTTGACAGCTCCGTTGTTCTTGCGACCATCTACTTTCTTTTCTCTGTCTTCTTCTTCTTCGCTCATATCTGAAATTCTTTTTTGTCTGTAAACTTATTCCCATGATGCTTCAATTGAGATAAAAGGAATTTAAACTTATGGCGAATAATTCTATTTTCTTCAATCAACTCAAGATACTTCTTCTTGTAATATACATCAGGTTCAAAATACTTTTCTTTATTGGCATCGCTGCTAATTATAACAGACTCAACCCTCTCGTATATCTTATTGTATTCCATCTCATACTCAGAGATAATATCATTAAAAACATTTATACCATGTAATACAGTTGCATGGTCTTTTCCAACCTCCTTGCCTATAGCACTTAATGGCTGCATAGTAAACTTCCTGCATAGCTTGAAGTATATTGCCCTAGCATAGACAACCTGCCTTTTTCGTGTTTCCAAAGCTATGTCTACTCCTGCTTCTAAACTCACTAACTTTCTAATCTCATTTAATTTCATAATAGTAATAATTTTTCATAATCATCATACGCTTCTAAAACTCCTTGACAACAAAGATAATCTTCATCCTCCTCATAATACTTTAAAAGTAATTGCTTATCAGGATAGCTAATTATATTTAGCTTTAAAGACTTCAATACGTCATCGTAACATTCCTTCTTAGTAAGATAACTCATTTATATTTCTCCCTCTATTTGGTAATCAAATACATCTCTATTCTTATTCACAAAAAATTCATTGTAAATCATTACAGCTTGTTCAACATCTCTCTCTCCTTCGTAGTAGCTTCTCTCACTAACCCCATAGAATCCTATAGTAGCAGTAGTCTTATCTATAGCTATAAAGGTAAAATCTCTATAGTCCACATTAAATAACTTGCAATATATATAAGCCTGACATCCATATTTATATTCCTTTGCTGAATACTCAAATTTATTTATATTTCCTGTAGTCTTTAAATCTATAATGACACCATCCCCAAGAACATCTGCCTTGCCTCTAAATGGAATATCGAATAAATTCTCAATGGCAGGAACTTCCTTCTTGGTATTCTCCATCAATTCCATAGCCATAGAATTGTTATAGAAAGCCTCAGCCAATCTCTCAACCTCATCTCTCTCCTTGTAGGTGAATACTCTACCGTGTTTAGACAATGCCTCTTTAAATACATTTGTATTCCTAGACTTTATATCTACAAAGTGTTGCTTCTCGTAAACGTGAGGCTCTAGTATAGCAGTATGGAATAGCCAACCAAACTCAAAAGCAGGTATTATTTTGCTACTTGTTTTTATTAATGAATCCTCATAAGCCTTTGGCGAGTCAAGTAGTTTCTTTACAGAACTACTAGAAAGAGCGTTAACCCCTAAGTAATCATAATAAAACTTATCGTCTGCCATCTTAATAAGCAGCTCTTGCTTATTCCAAGTCTTATTGTCTAGTGTTGTTATTTCTTTAACCTCCATTATGTAATTTTTTATTTAGTTAATATTAATATAGTAATCGCAACCATTATTTATTATAGGACTTTCCACAAAATATGATTGTCTATGCATATTGGGTTCTGCTACATATCTATAGCAAGTTAATTTACACTCACACCCTTCTCCTCGACACATTGTTATATCACACATATTTAATGGATTTTAGCTTGGTGTTACCTACAAGTGCTTAATTCAGTTCATTAAACAAAGTTGGTGCTTCAATCTCTTTTTCTTTTCTTTTTTTTCCTACCCTTTCACTTGCAATATTGAAATAATCTTCTTGCATTTCGATTCCGATAAATTGCCTATTCAAGTTTTTACAAGCAACACCAGTTGTACCACTTCCCATAAATGGGTCTAATACAGTTTCGTTTTCATTAGTAGAGTTGTTTATGTAAAATTCCATTAAGTCTATTGGTTTTTCAGTAGGGTGTACTTTATTACCAATTATATTATCAAACGAGTGTACTGTTTTACTTCCACCAATATCATTTATGTATTTAGATTTGCCCTTTCTAAAAAATATAGTGTATTCACAATTCTTCATATAAAATTGAGAAGGTGTGCAGTTATTTTTTTGCCATACTAAAAAGTTCTGAATTTTGAATCCTGCTTTTTCTATCTCATTTGCCATTTTTAGTAAATTAGAAGAGTTTACCATTATGTAACTTTGAGTTCTATCTTTTAACACTCTAAATAGTTCGGGCAACCATTCGCTAAATTTAGGTACGGTTCTCATTAACTCTCTATTACCTTTTAGTATTCCTTTAGGTCTAATACTATTTTTGCCATTACTATCACCACCAGTAATAATTTTGTAAGGTGGGTCTGTAACTACACAATCAATACTTTCGTTTGGTATTGTCTTTAATACTTCAAGAGCATCACTCATTTTTAAATCTATCATATATTTTAATTTTTCAAATTAATCTGCCAACGCTCAAAAAAGAGGTGAATACTACATTTTAAACTCACCTTCCAACAAATCCAAACTTCTAAGCACCTTAATACCTCTGTAGTACCTCATATCTGGGTAATGTCTATTTATAGCCATTCCATCTTCGCCTGTTATCTCTTTTGCAAGGTCTTGCCAAGTTCGAGGGTGCATTACAATAATTTTTGGCTCTCTTTCTGTTTCCATAATTACGTTATGGATTTGATTTTCTAATTTGTCTTGTATCATTTTTTTATGTTTATCAGTTAATAATCCGTACTCACCACAACAATATGTATAAGCAATAAAAAATACTACTGCTTAGGTTTTTTCAAAGCATATTTCTTCCGCCAAGCTTGTTGCTCAAAATATAAAAATTCAATAAGGTATTCTAATGCTTTCACCTTATCAAAGTCTTTGATTTCTTCTTCTGTAAAGTCGCTTTCCATCTCAAACGTACACTCTTCTGTGGTGTCCATTAGAAATCGCTGTAATTGTTCAAAATTGTAAGACTGAAAATAAGCCCCTTTTGCTTTGTATTCCATAATTTTTAGATTTTAGCTTTGTGTTGTAAAACATTGCTAGTTTTGTTATTAATTATTAAGTCTTTTTCTACCCACCTTTCGATTTCTTGTTGTTCGCTATCTAACAATATCAAGTCGTGCTCATTCATTAGGTGTTGCATTAAATTACTGTATTTGCTTTTGTACATTGTTTTTTTCTTTTTACTTAACTTACTACTTACCAACGCATTGCATACAACTACCTGCGTCTCCATTTTGCCCACATCCGTTAGGGCAAACAAACGATTTTACAACTTTATAGGTATACATAGCGTGTCCGTGATATAAATCCCAAGCAAAGTGCTTTTGTGCGTCGTGTACCGCAGAGTCTATTGTTTTATAATGCCGAGGTTGGGTATTATTAAAGTAAGCACCTTCAATATGTGTCCAATATTTTTTACCATACCAAGTTTTTACTTGTCTTTCTACAACCCAACCTTTACTATACTTCTGTACCCTAACTTTAGGCATATTTACTAAGTGCATATTATTTCTTTTTATTCTTGTTAATTTCCCTTTGTTCTTCACTTAGATATTCCTCCTGCATCCAATGAAGCTCTGCTCTCTGTGATTCAGTAAACCATTCTTGCTCTAGTAATTCTTTTGTCTTTCCCATTACCGAACGTGTTTTAATAATGCTCTCATTATACGCTCCAAAGACTTTAATGTAAAGGATAGCGGAGTCTCAAATATAACGTAAATTATCATCAGGAATCCTTCCAGTAAGAAGAACACTGATAGAAATAGGAATATAAGTAAAATCTTAGGGGTGTTTAATAGTAGTCTTATTACTTTCATATCTAACATTGTTTGACACAAAAGTAGTAAAAATATATCAATAAACAAAAAATATTAACACTTTGTTAACTTTTCTTCGGAGTAAAGGTCTCCTTCCATATAGTTTGACACACTGCGAACCTTTGCTCTCTATCAGGATAATCACTAATCATTCCTGCATTGTTCATACATCTTTTGTTGAAGTCTTTTATCTCTTCGTACTTTTTTGGCTTCATCGTAATTGGCATAATTCTATTCTTTAGGTTTAACCTTCTTTGTTTTTCCCTGTAACTTTTCAACTTGCATGTGGAGCATCATCACGAATTGTTGTAAATCCTTGATGTCTCTCTGCATCTTAATTAACTTAGTTTCCTTCATTTGTTTATTTTTTCATATTCTTTAGCTTCTCAACATAAAGAGTAGCATCCATCAATTCCTCCTGAAGATGATTAAGGAATTTATAAAAGCCATCAGGACTATCGAATAAGGTGGTATTATATTTATCTATACCAATTTTACTTCTGACATCATATAAACGCTTTACGTTCTCTACAATTGGGTCTTTCTGTATTGGTTTAATATTCCCATTGCTAGAATTTGCATTTTCGAAATATTTACTTACGCTATCACTCATATCTAAAATTTACATTTTTTACACTCCCATTTCAATCCCAAATTATTCAAGAATACAATTAAATTGATTGGCTCATCTAATGTTAGCCATCTTCCCTTATAAAAAGTTCTAGTTACTTTACAATCCTTTAAAATTATATCCTCAGATAAAGGCTTATCGTGTTCCACTTTTAAAACAATGGACTTTTCAGGAGTATGCCAACTACTAGAAATTCTTTCTAATAATATTTTCTGACCCATTGGAATAGCTGCAAAATTCTTTTTTATCTCTATAAGTATAAGAACCTTGTTATCAAATTCCATTACAGCATCTATATCAGACGGATGTATTTTACCATTTGAAACACCAGTAAAATCAGTTATCTGGTTCATCCTCTTCCTGTCCCTTATAAGACTACTGTTATTCATACTCATTGTACACTATTTTTAACCTACCATGCACACCATTCATAAAGCAGCTAGAGCAGGTGGTAAGCTCTCTGCTGTCCTTAAATACTCTATTGTATATTTCTAACATCTCAGCTTGAACAGCAGGAGTTATTGTATTTGAAGATAATTCAAAATACTCTTTTAAGTAATTATATTCTGATTCCAATAGACATTGAGGTTTTCTATAAGAAAACAATTGATTCAATTTCTTCTTTCTTTCATCACATCCACAGTCCTCTCCTAATACCCACTTAGCTACTTTAGCTATTCCAGTAGCTTCAAACACCTTTTCGATAGTGTCTCCTAAGCCTTTAGATTCAGTTTTCGGTTTCTTTGTACTTTTTGTACTGCTCTTGGGTTTTGTCCCTGATTTTTTTCTTACCATTGCTTAATGTATTAAATATTGAACTTAAACTTATATTTGTTTCTTTAGATATTTTTCTCATACTCATTTGTGAGTTGAAATGAATATCCCATATCTTTTTGTCATACCAATACCATTCTAATACTTCTGTTTGTATTTCCTTGACTAAATTGTTAAATTCTATTTGATTCTCTAAATTAATAGATTTATAATTCAAATCGATAAAATCGTCCATATCAAGTGCATCTTCAATAGAATAGTGATTTATTCTTTTTTCCTTGTGGAAGCTAGATAAGTATAAATTTCTTAGAGTTACATATACGTAGTAAGTGTTAATCTCGGTAGGATTATACATAATTCTATCGTGGTCATCAACGTACTTGCAAATTCTAACGTACATTTCCTGCACTAACTCATTGGCATCTGAATCGCTGACCTTAAAAGACCTAGCCATATTAATCCAATCCCCATGCTTCTCTCCCAGAAGCTGTATTAAACTTTTTTCTGACTCCAAAAGTGAAAAGATATTCCTATTACTAAAAACATTATCTGAAACAGGTGTTCTGTCTCTTCATTATCTTCTTCCTCAAATTGGTCTAATGAAGTGTTCCAATAATTAAAACCTAGCATAACCCCATAAATAGGGAATAACTGAACCATCATAAATTATATATTAAATTAACTTCTATTCTAGGGTTTGTTTTGTCAATACCCTTATACTCAACACTTACCTTCTTGACTATTGAAGTATCATCTGCTTCTATACAACCTCTCTCTACAAGTGCATCCTGAAAGAATTTATCTACAACAGCCACTACATTCATTAAATCTCTTTTCCTTTTGTCAGGGGCATAATAAGAATACTCAACCTGAACTTCTCCTTTGATATTAAAGAATAATTCACTAGAAATAGACTCCTTAAAGTTTTTCTTTAGATTATTAGAAACTGCATAATGCCAATTTCTATATTGATTAAGGTTTAAATGGTATTTAGTCTTTCCACTAAAAGCCACTATCGGCAATGTCATACTTTGATTCATTTCTATCTAAATCTATTTGAGTAAAAGGTGTAAACCCATTAAATAAATACCTTTGTGTTTTTATGTCAAAATCTATTCCATCCACCTCTTGTGGAATACCTACTAATTTCTGTTTCTTAATCTTCTGCGAACCAAATGTAACACAACTATCTGAGAAATCCAAACCTCTGTTCGGTCTCCATATAAACATCACATTATCTGCCTTATCTGCAAATGTACCTCCACCCTTGATTCTATTGACATCAGGCTTAATATACCTTCCATTATCGTCTTTATGCGGAGTAACTTGATGGGCAACTAAATGTACAGAAATATTGTTGTCTAATGCAAATCTCTTCAATTCACTCATAAACCTAGAGATATATAAATCTTCTCTTTCTCCTCTAAACATTTTATGTTGAACAGTATTGTAAGGGTCAATTATTAGACTTCTAATTCCCTTAGTTTTTACTAGATGTTTAGCTCTTGAAAATATACTATCTAATGTAAAATTCTTTTGTGGATATATTAAGAAGAAATGCTTTCTTGCAAAATCCATTGCTTCTTTATATTCCTCTAACTTCATTTGATTGTTCTTGTAGTATGGGTCTGCTGATTTACCAATATACATTTCAATTATATCATTGAAGAAATCATTCATTGGCATATTCTCAGGAGAAAATATTGCAAACTTCCAATTGTCTCTAATTGACTTTATACAGGCTAATTGATTAACAAACATAGACTTTCCTTCATTCTGATAACCAGTCCAAATATTAACTTCTCCATTTCTCCAAGTCCAAGCCTTATCTATCTGCGGAATATAAGTTGTGCTTCCTCTATCTTGTCCATTGTGAAAACCATCTAACATACTCTCTCTCACGTCATCGACTGAGAATACACCTTCTAACTTCGGGCTAGAGGCACTTTTAAGGCGTTTTACGAGACTTTCTACTCCTTCCGCTAGTAAGACCTCATTCGCATCCTTATAAGGCTTTAAATCGACCAATAGGCATTTTTCATCTCCTATCCTTCTAACCAATTCTTTCTCTAAATTCCTACCATTCTCATCATTGTCAGTTGCAATATAAACCGTTTCAGCTCCTTCAAACACTTCGTAGCAATTAGAAATGCATTCCAACTTCCCATCAATATTCTTATCTCCAACATTGGGAGCAC